GGCGTTCAATTTCAATCGGCACTTCATAACTCGTTCCACAATTTGTGCAGTCATAAGTCTCCCACTCAACACCATCACTACCTGACCACTCAAGCGTGTCTTCGTTGCAATTTGGACAATTAGGTTCTGTCATCTTCCATTCCTTCCACGAAAGCAAAGCCCGCCCCGTTACCCTCTGGGTCACGAGACAAGACTAGCTTTAAACGTTCCTTGGTTGATTTATTCTCGATAATAAAAGTGGGCCACGCATCATCTTGAATGTCATACTCCTCGTCATCAAAACCTACTTCTTCCATGTAAAAATCCACAATCTCAAAGCCAATCAGTTGACCATATAAATCATGCGCCCATAAATGTTCTTCAACGTATCTACTGTTTCTAGTGTTTTTCATAATTGATTCTCCTCAAGATAATCCCATGCGGTTTCGTATGCGTGTTCCCAATTTGAGCAGACACCATTTTCAACATCTTCATTTGCCATCAAAATTGCCAAATGATTTAGACAGGGTTCATGGTTCAGTGGTAGTTCAAACTGCGTCATATTTACCTCCAACCCAACTCGGCGGATACCAATCCAATATCTTGTTGACACAGCTAGGGGTCAAATCAAACTCGTCGTCCTCGTCTATCCATTTGACCATGCCCTCATCAAGCGCATCGACAAACGAACCCAAGCACATCGACATGATGTCACCCGCCTCAGTGTTCCACTTATGGACATCAGCCTCGTCAACCAAATACAGCGCAACGCTCTCATCAGATTGAAACTGCTCTAGCTTCTCAATCAATTCCTTTACTTTGAATACGCCCTTAATCATGGTTTTCCTCACGATCCTGGACATTACCAGACACAGTAATCTTGCTGGTCAAAGCCATGTGTATCGGCTCAAGTGCCGATATAATTATGTTCACATCTTGTATGGATAAGTTCATGTCAACCAAGCCACGCAAATCATGCAACGTCATGTGTATTCTCATGTCGTCAATGTCAGCGTCACTCGGTTCGTGAACCTCGGTACTATCTGTAGTCATGTTATACCTCGTTGAAAGTTAATAAAAACGCCCGTATAATCAGGCGTATGTATTATCTATTTTTATTTGGGGAAAGTCAACAAAGTATTTGGGAAAGTGCTGAAAAATAATACAGCATATACTCTCTGTAGATTTAAAAATGTTTAGTAAATTTTTTTCATTTACAGTGTATCTAATGTATATCTGTATACTTGTATACTAAAGCATTGTTTTTATTACATCTAGAGAATACATATAGGATACATAGTATACACTTCTAATGGGTCAAAAGGATAGAAATGTCAGAGATAAAAGAAAATAAATCTAAAGAAGATATAGAAAACGAAGGTCGTTATCTTACGAACAGGCAACGAGAGTTTGCTAAACTTTATATCGAAGGTATTTATTCCAATGCAGAGTGTGCTAGGCGGGCTGGGTATGCAAAAGAAAGTGCGAATGTTCATGCTTCCCGTTTGTTAAATGGCAAAGACTATCCTTTGGTCACACAGCACATTACCGAGTTACGAGAAGAACGAGAAAAGAAATATGGTGTCACGCTGATAGGTCAGTTGAAAAGATTATCAGAACTTTCTAGATCAGCCGAAGAAGAAGGACAGTTTTCTGCAGCCATCAATGCTGAAAAGATTAGGTCATCACTTGGTGGTCTTACTGTAGACCGACGTGAAAACCAGCACATACATTCTATTGATAATATGTCACGAGAAGAAATAGCCGAACGTCTTTCAAAATTACGCAACGAATATCCATCTGCTTTTATCGAAGGGAACGTCAGGGATGTCACCGGAACAGAGATTGTGGAAACAAGTAAAGAAAGAACTCCCGTCCAAATCACACACGACAAGGATTGAGAATACTGTCGGCGTAGGTATTCCAGATAGTCACATTGCATATAACGGGTCAGCCTTCTGGTTGGAACTAAAGATAGCAAAAGCTAACCGAATTGACCTCCGTCCTGCTCAAATTGCATGGAATTATGAGTATTCTCTTGCTGGTGGTAAAAATTTTTTCTTAGTTTCACGCCCCTCGAAGGGCGATGTATTTTTATTTGGCGGCGGTCAAAGCCTCGATTTGCACGAAAAAGGGCTGGATACGAGTCCCATGTATCACGGTTCGAGTCTTGCGGATTGTGTTTCTTGCGTCTTGCGCCTTGCGTCTGAATAGTCCGGGCCAGGTACCGGGTGCTGCGCGCAACATTATCGTTCTTTTGTAAGTCATTGTTTTTACTTGCGTCTTGCGGCTCCTTGCGTCTTGCGTCTCCGGGTGTCCCCGGGGCCGCCGTCCGGGGCAGCCGGGCCTGGAAAAAGAAGAGCCCGCGACCATTGTGCGAAGTCGCGGACTCAGTATCCAGGGAGGGATTAGTTTAGTATATCTCTGATTGCTTCGTGGACGCAAGTTTTATTGTAGCGTCCGCCGTCTGGGGTGGTGGCGGGTAATTCTTCCAGAAGAAGCCTGACGGCTTTCGTTATGCCGTGTTCTTTAACCAGGTCTCGTGCTCGAAAATAAAGACCTTCGTCGTTATTAATCCATAAGCTTACGTTCCAGGCGTTCCAGGATCTGTGTCCATTATATGCTGTCATGTGTTTACCTTTCTGTTAATACTTCATTATAACTTTCCCTGGGGAAAAGTCAACTTGCGCCTTGCGTCTCTTGCGTCTCCGGGATCCGGGCCGCCCGGGGCCGCCGCCCCGGAAACGATTTCTGCAGCTTGATCCTGGGGTTTACGCAGGGAACAAAGTTTTCTGTAATTTTAGTTTTGCAAGGCGTTCCCAATTAGGAACAATATCAAAATCGTTTTTGTGGTTGGAGCTTTCTTTATTCCACTCTGAAATATCGTGGATAAACTTTGGATCAATAGAAAGCTTTCTAAGAATAATCTCATGCGATTTTTGAGGTTTATAACCTAACTCGTAACGAGCTATCGTTGCCGTTCCAAAACCTAAAAAAACGCTAAATGTTCTTTGGCTTGGTGCTTTGCTGTTTTTGGTGTTTACCATGCTTTGTCTTAAAGTTTTAATTTCTTCGGGTGTCATATCTATCCTCTTTCTGAAAAAGAGGGCAGCACCGAAGTGCCGCCCTCCCACCTGCCACCAACAGGATTAGCAAATTTCGAAACCACCAGACAGGCGGCAGAATTGTTCGAACTCTTTCACGTTGCCAGCATCAAAGGGGTAGTGCGTGTCCCAATTTTTGACCTTGCCTGTGCCATCACAGCCATTGCACTTGCCCTGCACATATTCGTCATCACGAACACCAGTGCCGTTACACAAGTTGCAAGTTTCAAGAGGCAAGCTATCAAGACGGGCTTGACGTTGCTCGGCGTATACTTGAACGCTACCGCCTTCCAACGCCTCTTTCAATCTGTCCGCTATTATTAACGCGGTTTCTGCGTCGTATTGGTAACCCTCATTGAAAGTGCCTTTGTGTTTTGCTTCTTCGGAAAGAACATCATCACAAGCAATACAGACAAACTCCCACAATGGATGCCAATACCAGACGGTATTACGAAAATATGCGCCTTGATTTTCAGCATGCCATGCGTCGTTTGCGGCAAAGTATGCTTGTTTCTCTTCTTCTGACGGGTTGCTAGACCAGTCTATCTCTGGTCTAGCTCCTTTCAGAACGGGGTTTAATCCATAAACGTCCATTCCCATTATATGCCCTCCTTCATTGCAAGTTCACGAACTTCAAAGAAATCCATAAAGGATACACTATCTTCTAGTTCTTCTTTGCTAATCATCGGCGCAATACTCTCACCTTCAACATCACATCCGAGAACAAGACCATTACCTGCTAGTGGGTACGGGTAGTTATCAAATTTGATAAACTTGGTATCGGCGGTAAGGCTTAACATGCCTTCGTCGTCCACATAAATATCAGTGGATACGCCTTTGTCTTCGTCATATTTAATGCAAACTGTTGTGAACAAACTAGCTCCAATTAGCTTTTGAATGTTCTTGTAGTCTCCATCGTGTTCGACAACTTCGATTGTCTCCGTCGTCGGGTTGATTAAAAATGCCAACATTTGATTTACCTTTCTGTTGGTGACTTGGGCAACATTACCCAAAACAATATTGAACTATTCGTGGGGAATAGTCAAATACTTTCTTCTTCTTCTTCTAATGATTTTTTGCGGTGATAGCGGTAATACATCCAGCCTATTGTGCCACTTGCGTTTTCAGTACCTTGTATCTTCCAGCAAGTATCGCATAGCGGGCGTTCGCCTTTTGTGTAGATCATAGCGATTGCTTCAAAGACAGTGCTTGCGTCTTCGCCACAACATCCACAAACAGGCACTTGCGTCTGTGTTGCTATCATCCGGGCGGCGTGTTCTAAAGAGAATTGTTTCGAGTATCCTTTTTGCCAAGGTGGTTTAACTGTTTCTCTTGCGTCTGGTTTCAGATATGTAATGGCAATCTGGTCTGCAAGAAACAGGCGACGGCGGTTGTGCCGCCGCCGTCTATATTGTGGAGCGCGTAGCATTACCAGAACTCTACTCTTATACGTCCCTCCTTACGATAAACAGAACCCACGCTATCGTTTGTTTCACAACAGACAAGCTCATGATCAAGAGTCCAGTAATCAAACTCTGGAGAAGGAAACTCCAGAACATTATCCGGGCCAAGCTTTGCAAGCTTTATTTTTGTGAGGTCGGTCTCAATGTTATAGTTCTTGAGCCACTCCTCAAAATCAACCGAGCTTGTGAACTCTATTCGGGGATATTGCCAAGGGTTAGTCATTTTCATGTTTCCTAAAAATGGGGAGACCAGGATCCTGGTCTCCCCTGTTGGTTTACTTTTTTGGTGGTTTGACGTACATGCGAACAACAGGTTTGAAGCTATAGAAGACTTCCTGTTGTTCTCTAGTCAATTCTACGTCAATGATGTAAGGGTTGTCATCGCTAGGACGACCACCATTAACAGTCCGCAATGTGCGGGATGCTGTTTCTTTAAGTGCGATAGTCGTGCCATCGGATGCTGTGGCAGAGGATGTGTTGGTTGTTTCAAAAACTTCAGTCATCCATGCTTTAGCTTTACGCTCAGCATCATCCGCTTCCTTACGTTTAGCGACAGCAGATGCTACCGCATCCGCCGCCATTAAGATAATCATATCTTGTTCAATATCATTCATTAGTAAACTCCCTGTTCGGTGGCACCAGCAATCATTGCAAGAATGAAAAGTAAGCCAGATGTTAGTGCAGATAAAATGCAAATGAGTGAGCCAATCCATGGATAAAGCGCATACATCTCAACAGCACACAATAAAGCAAACCACGCCATGAAAAGGCTGGATGCTAGGTAGAAACTAACCGCCCAGAATTTGGGGGATGGTTTGAATTGTTTAAACATAATGTACTCCTTGTATAATGTTTAAGTTAACAACTACAGTTGTATATTAAAATACGGGACAACACAATACCCAAAAGAAAAGTAAAACAACTTTTATGTGTCAGTAATTTGACGGCATTTAGTGGTAATGGAAAACAGTAAATACTAACACTAAAAAAAGGTAGTAAATATTAACACTAAATCGGGGTTACTTTAATCAATTAGTTGTTCACGATTTGTTCTCCTAACCCCCCACCCCCCAGGATCGGGCGTGTGTGGTCGTGTGCGGCGGCTACCTATGTTAGATTGATAAATTCATTCGAATATAATATCGTTCGGGCATGAGCTTAGACATCATCCCCGAAGAAGCCCTCAAAGAAATCCTTTTGTTAAAGGAAGCAGAAGCAAGTATCGTGCGTCGTGAGGCGGCGAAAGATCGTTTCATGTCTTTTGCACACCATGTGTATGATGACTTTATCGAGGGGAACCACCACCGAATTATAGCCAAGAAGCTCGAAGCGGTTGCACGGGGGGAGTTAAAACGCCTGATTATCAATATGCCACCCCGACATTCCAAATCTGAATTAGCATCTTACTTGATGCCCGCATGGTTTTTGGGAAGGAACCCTAAACTGAAAATTATTCAGGCAACAATGAACACGGAGCTTGCCACACGGTTTGGACGTAAGGTTCGTGATTTGATTGCAGATCCTTCATA